CCTAACTCTGTTGAAGTAAGGTTTCCGATTGATGTTGTGCTTGGCAATGTTACTGTTCCTGTGAATGTAGGAGATTCAGATGGTGCCTTAGCATCGATCTGAGTCTGTACGTTTGCTGTAACTCCGTTTAGAAGATCTAGCTCTTGGGAAGAAATATTTCCGATAGTTGTAGTTGAAGGAAGAACTACTGTTCCTGTGAATGTAGGAGAAGCAGATGGCGCCTTAGCATCGATCTGAGTCTGTACGTTTGCTGTAACTCCGTTTAGAAGCTCTAGCTCTTCGGATGATAGGTTTCCAATACTTGTAGTTGAAGGAAGAACTACTGTTCCTGTGAATGTAGGAGAAGCAGATGGCGCCTTAGCATCGATCTGAGTCTGTACGTTTGATGTAACTCCGTTTATCATTTGCATTTCATCTGCAGAAACATTTCCAATACTTGTAGTTATTGGAAGAGAGAATGTTCCAGAAAATGCTGGTGCATCGATTACTGGACTATTAATTGTTTTGTTAGTTAGAGTTTGTGTTTCAGTTGTTCCAACAACTACTCCTGGAAGAGACTTTCCTAAAACTGTGCTTATTGTTAAGACATCAATGTTGTTTATCTTAATTGATTTGTCTCCAGGAATATTAATATTTTCTGATGACTCCCAAGCATCTTTAGCAACGCTGTATGTAATTGATTTATCTGTTGTTCCTTTTAGAACTATACCGCCGCCGTTAGCTCCAGCATCTGTTGGAGATGATGTTTGTCCAAGAACTATGTCTTTATCTTGAACTGTAAGTGTTGTTGAGTTAATTGTAGATGTTGTTCCATTTACGGTCAAGTTTCCAGAAATTGTAAGGTTGTTTGCTGTTGCAGTTCCAGTAAGAGCTGGTGACTCTAGTGGTGCTTTCAAGCCAAGTGCTGCAAGTGCTGCAAGAGAGACTGGCTTATTTTCATCTGAAGTATTATCAACATTTGCAAGACCTACATCTGACTTAACTAGGCCAGAAGGAGATGTAATTGTTTTATTTGTAAGTGTTTGAGTTCCATTGGTTGTTACAAGAAGGCTTGTATCTGCGATACCGTGAACAGATGTTGTATCTGCTTCGTGAGCTGCTACTGCAGCTGAAATTGCGGCTGTTGCAGAAATTTCTCTCCAGTTTCCATTAGTGCTTGCTGGTGAAGAAGATAGTACATATGTTGTTCCGTTGTCTGCCTGAATGGCAATATCTCCAGCTTCTGCTGTAAGGGCAAGTCTTGCTGCTTGATTAGCAACTGCACTAACTGTTACCTTTGCTAGGGGAGGTAGCTGAGATGCTGGGATAAATCCAGAAGAGTCAAGAGATGCGACTCCGTTTGCAGCTCCCTTTGTGGTTAGTAGAATATAATCGTCTACAGTTCCTGAAAGGGCATATTCAAGGCTGTTCCATGGAGTATTACCGTCACCAAATTTAAAGGTGTTAGTATCTGTTTCAATACCAATTTCTCCAGCTGCCAATGTTGGGTTTGCATCAAACCAATCGTCTGCTAAGCCTCTTCTTAATTGTAATCTTACTGTTGCCATTTTAGTACCCCTTATATATTTTATTTATACTGCTTATTGTATCACTTAATGATTTAAGATATGACACCTGAGTCAAAAACCATTGAAACATCTGAATCTGTAGAATATGGAGATCCACCATCTACAAACTTGCTAGTTGGGCCAGGATTTACTCCATTTGCTTGAAGTGTATATATTGGCTGGCCATTATAATCTATTGCTAATCCAATATCCATAAATCCAACCTGAGCTGCTGGATCTGGAATTTCTGAATTAAAAGCTATTGGAACCCATGCTCCATTTAGCTGAATTTGTAGCTTATTTGTTGCTGTATCAAATCGAAGGGGTGTTGTTCCTAAAACGACGTTAGACCCAAATGTGGCAGTACCTGCTACATTGAGTCCATTTTTTACTTTAAAATTCTTATTATCTGTTGCCATTTAAGTTCACATATCCCCTAAGTGTTTTGGTGGGGGATTTTTAAGGAATCCCCCAAAACCTTTATTTAATTATTTAATTAGTGTTCCAACAACGACAACTTCTGTGTTGGCATTTGCTGGTGTTACTCTAACTCTTACATCTGTTCCAGAATAATCTGCTGTTACTGCAGCCAATTCTGTTCCGTTTGAATATGTAATTCCATATTCAGAAACTGCTACGTTGTTTGCAGTATCAAGTGTTATTACTAGGTCTGAAACCTGTGTATGTACACCGTTCTTTACCTTGACTACAAGCTTAGCGCTTCTGTAGTCTACTGCTGTCCATGCGATAGCTGTTGTTTCTGCTGCCACTGCAATATTTCCAGTTGTTGCTGCAACTTGCTTAGCAACATCATTGTAATTAATTGCTGTGAATGCTGTAGTTCCATTTTGCTGTGCTGTGTTAGCTGCTGCTGCAGTTGCTTCTGCTGCTGCTTGAGCTGCGTTAGCCTTACCTGTTGCGTCTGTTGCTGCTGCTGAGATAGCTGCTGCTTGAGCTGCGTTGGCCTTAGATGTTGCGTCTGCTGCTGCAGTTGCTTCTGCTGCTGCTTGAGCTGCGTTAGCCTTAGATGTTGCGTCTGATGCTGCTGTTGCTACTGAAGCTGCGTCTCCTGAAACTCTAAGTGCTGCTTCTGCTGCTACCTTAGATGTAGCGTCTGATGCTGCTGCAGAGATTGCTGCTGCTTGAGCTCCTGCTGCTGATCCTGCTGCATCGTATGCTGCTGATGTTGCTGAAAGTGCACGAGCATTTGTAAAGTAAAGGTTTGAACCTTCTGCAAGGTCGTCTGTGTCATGATTTGAAAGGCTTGAAACAGTACCTGTTACGTTACCAACAAATGTTGCGGTAATTGTTCCTGCAGCAAAGTTTCCATTGGCATCACGCTTTACAACCTTGTTAGCTTCGTTAGCTGAAGTCGCTGTACCACCAATAAGACTTACAATGTAGTCTTGGTCTGCTTGGGCTTTTGTTAATACACCAAAACCGCCAACGGTAGCGGTGCCACCTTCAACGATAAGCCCATTTTTAATTCTAAAGTTTTTATTTACTGTTGCCATTTATATGACTCCCTTTTACTGCTTTTTTATGCTTTTAATGCTGTTCTAAAATATCTTACTTTTACTGATCCTGAAACAGGAGTTACACACAGACTTATTATACCGTTATTTTCTTCAAAAGTAACGTTAGCAAGTGTTTGATCTGTATTTGAAACCATATCTGATTCTGAAATGTAAACATCAGTTCCATCATTCAACAAAAGTATATTTGATGTAGATGTTAGGTTTCCAGCAGATTTATGGATCTGCAATGAATACTTAGCTGTCTTGTATACTGTCTTTGAGAATGAATCTATAGCTGTTTTGTTTTCTATTCCGTCTATTGTTAGATCGTTGTTTCCATCTAGCCCCAAAAGTTCTGAAGCGTTTTCTGCATCAAGGGTAGCCAAGTTAGCTTCTAGCTGAGAAACCTTGTAGTCTATTGAGTTTACATCTGTAGATCCATTTACACCAAGCTTGTTTTCAATTGCTTCAATTGCATCATTTACAGTACCATGCAGTGCTGCATGGCCTTCCATTGATTCAGTTGCGGCAGGATTGGTAAGATTGTCTTTCGATGTAGGGTAATTAGTCGCCAATTTGGCCTCCATCCAACAATGTTAATTGCGTATAGTTTGCGTTTGCATACGATGATGTTGGAGTACCACCGTCTAGACCAATTATAACAGGAATTGTTTCTTCAACGCCAGAGTTTTGATTTAAATTATCAAAGTACACAGTCTCGTTTAAGTTAACAGTGTGAACACTTCCATCATAAGCATGAGTATGCATATAAAATGGAGCGGGATCTTTAGAAGCTGGAGTCAAGTCAACCCAAATTGCACCGTTGTATATTTTAATGTTTTTACTAGTTACATTAAAGTACACATCTCCAGTTAAGCCCACAAGTGGGTCTTCTGGAAGTGTAAGAAGATTGAGTAGAGACTTAAACTTTTTAGCCATTTAAGATCCTTATCCTATTACAACTACTCTATATTCTCCAGATGCTGGTGCAACTGCAAATTTAAGTGTAACAGATGTATCTGAAGTATGTTCAACATCTGTAAGAATTTCTGCAAATGGTGAAGCTACTTCATAAATAGAAACTACTACATCTTTTGTGCCTAAATTATGGTCTACTGTATAAGATGTTGCTGAAGTATTAAGAGTAGTCTTATACTTTCTTGTTATCTCATGATAATTTGTGCCGTCATTTGTTAATGTCCATTGATCTGCTGTTTCATTCCATAGAATCTCTACATCTGCTGAGGTTCCACGATTTACTTTTAGTCCAGCATCTGCTGATGGAGCTCCAGTAACATTTGTATTAAGTACAACTTTATTATCAACAATATTAACTTCTGTTGTGCTTATAGAGTTAATTGATCCTTGTACATCAAGGTTTCCGTTAACTGTAAGGTTTCCAGCAACTGTTACATCATCTGGCAAACCGATTGTTACTGCTGCAGACTCTGATCCAGATCCTGATACTGTAATTTCGCCAGCTGTTCCAGAAATTGTTGCAACATAGCTTCCAGTGGTATCTGTTCCAAGAGCTACAGAGTTTGGCTCAATAGTGGTTGATATTGTAACATCGCCCAGATTGGTCATTGTTGCAGAACCAGTTACATCTCCTGAGAGTGTAATTACTGGGTCTTTATTAAGAGATACAGCTCCTGCTGTTACTGTAAAATCTGTTGAGCTAAATGATGCTACACCTTTATTGGTATATGTTGCGTCTTCTGCAGAAACTGTAATTGTGTTATCTGTTACCGATACATCAATACCTTCTCCGCCAGCAACTGTAAGTGTGTCTGTAAGAAGGTCAACCGTGTCTGTTCCAGTATCTCCAGCAACTGAAAGGTTAGTTGCTACGTCTACTGTTCCTGCTGCAGTTAAACGACCTTGTGCGTCAACTGTAAATGTAGGAATTGCTGTTGTTGATCCATATGAACCAGCAGTTACAGATGTATTATCTAAATCAATTGTTGTTGTTCCAGATGAATCAACATATGTTGCTGTTAAACCAACTCCGCCAGCAATAGAAGAACCAATTACATCTTGTATAACCTCTGTAGAGCCAGACATTGGCATCCATGGACCGTTGGGTGCTGATAGTCCATTGTAGTAATACATTGTGCTATTTGATGTATCGTAGTAAATCTGTCCAACTACTGGGTTTGAAGGCGCTGAGCCTAAGTTTTGGATTCTAGCATTGAGCAACTCATTCTTGTTGAGATCAACGCTAACTAAAAATTTTCTTGCCATTTGCTATCTCCTTATGACAGGTATGCTGTCCCTGAAAATGGTTGAGCCATAGTCAGTGTTATTTGATTAGTACTATTGTAGTCTATTCCAGTTTCCAAAATATCTCCAGCACTGGATTTAACCGTTACGTTTGGTTGATATCCTAGTCCATGAGTAATAACAAGAGAATACACTCCCATTGAAGGGCCAGTTACTTGAGCTAGCTCCCATGAATAAGCTAATGTATTATTTGTTAAGAATATTTTGCTTGCTCCCGACCAAGTTACGTCAGAAAGTTTTGGTCCGTGAAATGCAGCGGACAACATGTCAAAGTAAAAATCTCCAACTAGACCTAGATTTGCTGCTGGGTCTCCAGTGCCATTTAAAATGGTTCTTCCTCTTGGACCTTGTGGTCCAGGTGAAGAAATTACTACTTTGTTTATTTGCTCTCGAACAACTACAGATTCAGTCATTAAATAGTTACCGATCTATTTAGGGTCATAAACCCTTCAAGGAGCTTTATCTTATTACCATTAGAATCTATAACCATAACATCATAAGATGATTTTGGATAAAAGATTTTATTTGTTTGAGTTGGTGTAAGTGTTACAGTTAATTTACCAAGAGGACCATTTATTACTATACCGCCGCTTGGAGATGTTAAAGTTACTGCTAACTTTGTTCCACCCTTTACATCACGAACCTGCATTTTTGCAGATGCGCCAGTTAAATCAATAGCATTATCATTTTGGTCTTTATATTCTACTACAAAGCTAAATGTTGCATTTTGATCTACTTCGAAATTCTTTTGTCCTGCCATTTGCCATAGTCTCCTAAATAGGAATACTCCTGTACTAATTTTAGCACAGGAGTATTTCTAATTGACTATTTTTAGTTTTTAGTGAATCCGAACGATGGCTCGTTTGGATTAAGTGCCTTCAAAATTACGGGTGCTGTGGCAGCAAATCCGCCCAACATTAGGTCTCTTGGACTAGTGTTGCCAGTCATATACAGAGCAATTGCTGCTCCTAGAAAATGACGTCCATAACTTGCCAGTGCTGCTAGAATTTTCTCTTGCATTGTAACCTTTCCATCTCCATTTAGATCTTCTTTAGCTTTTGCCATTTTTGATCCTCCTTATTTCTAGGCGGGTAGCCTAGGAATTTTGAGCCTTAGCCCAATTCTATAATTGTACCACTATGCGCTAATATCTACCAATTCGCAGTTACCATCAGAACTGCAGGCTAGAGTAGCGTTTACAGAAGTTCCATCTTCTGTTTCATAAAAAGATAAATCTTCCCAACGAATAGACTTTGGCATTTTTGCAACAAGAGCCTCATACTCTTCTTTTGTTACTTCTTGGTATGGAGCTTGCTTGTATGTGTGATCTGAATGAGGAAGAAATGAAATTCCTGAAACCTCATCAAAGTTCTTATATACCCAGGCTCCAACTTCCATCCATTCCTCTTCTTTTACTGAAACGGTAATGGAAGGCTTATGTTCGCACCAAGCACGTTGATAAACAAGCCAAGTGTTTAGGTGATCCAAAGCTGTTAGATCACTTCTTACAATAGCGCCATCTGGAGCTTTTACTGGAAATGAAAACACATAAGTTTCATTTGGTTTCATAACATCGTCTTCTACTGGAATTCCAACTTCCTTTAAAAACAAAGAAATTGGATCTCCCTTTGAGCCACGAACTGTACGGATATAGTATGGAGAATGCCATGGGTGCATTCCTGAAGACACTCCAACTAGTTGAGAAACTGTACCAGAAGGCTTTACACATGTAATAGCTGCAGACTCGGGAATCCCAATCTTTGCTGCCTCTTCTAAATTAGTTGCTCTTGCATATTCACGAAGGCCTTCAAGTGTTTTTTCCAACTTATCAAGGCCTTGTTTACCTGAAAAGAACTTGTGCCCAAATTGTCCTGTTAGAGAAACTCCAAGCAAGCGCTCTTCTTCTGTGTTGTCTTTCCAAATCTTACGAAGATACTTAAAGTCTGTTAGCGTTGACTGCCAAGTTCCAAGAATTGTAGCAAGGCGTACTTTATTTGATACATCTTCAACCGTATCCTTTTCACGAAGTACGACTTCTGAAAGATTGCAAAACTGATAGGGTCTAAGAATAATTTCTGAACAAGGGTTCGTCCCATAATGAATTTCTGGATCTCTTCTTCCATACTTTGCTGCTTGTGCTTGTGCTGCTGCAACATTGTATATACCACGTTCACCTGATTTTGAGTCATATAGATTCTTCCATTCTGCAATAAATTGTTCCATCTCTGGCTTGCGAGAATAAGCTACAGAGTTATTTGAAAGTGAACGTTGAGTATTGTTTTCCCACCAATTACCAGATTTTGCTGCTGCCATTTCTATATCATTAATGTTTGAAAGAGAAATCATTGCAGATCTACGGACTCCTCCAACTACAACAACTTCTCCAATTTTACACATAATGTCGTGTGCCTCAATTGGCTTTAGCTGACGGCCTGCAGCATTCTTAAACTTTGCAATTGTGAAATCAAACAGATTAACTAATGGTTGTGGACCTGAAGACCTACCGCCCATAGTTTTAAGTCTTGCTCCTGCTGGTCTAACTTTTGAAACATCAATTGCTGGGATTTGGCCCGACCAAAGTAAAGCAAGAAGCTCTCTGTATGCTTTTGCCCAACCTTGTTTTGAATCTTCTACGATTATAACGGTAGTAGACTTTTCAAATGATTCTGGGACGGAAGGAAGCTTGTTAACATACTTGTATTCAACAGAAAACCCAACACCTGTTCCACACATCAAAATATACATTGTTTCATCAAATGATCTTGGGCTATCCACTGGAACAAATGAACAATTATATCCAGCTACATTATCTCTTTCTAAAGCTGCTCCAGATGTCATCACGGAGCGCATTGAGGGCATGACATTTCTTTTAAATACACCGTCTTTTAATTCCGCTACAAGCTTCTCATCTGGAATATAATTATAGTTTTCTTTTAGGTGGTTTAACATAAAATCAAAATAACGATCTACTGTTTCACCCCACGTTTCACGACGATTCTCTTCTGGAATCCATCTAGCGTAACGAGATAACGCAATAAAATTTTCGTACGGGTTTTCAATAGTATTAGACATTTATGTAACCTGTTTCTCCGCCTGGCGGTTTAATTTAATTTAAGTAGAGTCTTATTCTACCAAACTTTTTTAAGAAAGTGAAGGGTGATTAATAAAAATGAACAATTAACCTATTATTATTAGTTAACTAAAACACATATAATGATAAATACAAGTTGACATATTAGAGTTCTTAATGGTATTCTTATAGTTCGTTATCTCTATTGGAGGAAATGCCTATGGAGAATATAAAAGAAAAACTTAGCGATGTTTTACATCACTATGTTGCAATATCAGTAGCTGTATTGTTTTTATTTACTGGTCAACCAGAAATGATTCAAACAGCTTCTGCTCTGGTTGTAAAGCCAGATGTAAAAACCGAAGCACAACTTAACAAGGAAAAGCTGGAGAAATTCAGCAATACTGTGTGGAAACCATCAGAGTCTTTAACAGACAAAGAATTGGTTGAACTTCTCAAAGCTGTAGGCTTTGAGGGTAGCGCCCTTAAAATGGCGTGGGCTGTAGCTAAAAAGGAGTCTAATGGACGCCCAATGGCTTATAACGGCAACAGGAACACTGGAGACAGCTCCTACGGAATTTTTCAAATCAACATGCTAGGAAACTTGGGTGATGATAGAAAAGAAAAATTCAAACTGGATAGTAACTACTCGTTATTTGATCCAGCAATTAACGCAGAGATAACGTATTATATGACCAATGGCGGTCAAGATTGGTCGTCATGGAAAGGCTTAACACCTAGAACAAAAGAGTGGCTAAGCAAATTTCCATCTAAAAGTTAGAAAGGAGTTATCATTAAGATACAATTAGTATCTCAATATTTAACTCTTTCGAGAGAAGGTCTTGTTCCAGAAATGGCTTGCCCATTAGATCAAGGCCTTCTCTTTTCTAATATTGACAACGAAGATAAAATTTTTATTTATTGTATTTCTTGTGAATACAAAATGCATATAGGATTATCCCTCTATAGCAAAATGATGAAAGAAATAGAAAATGTCCATGGAAAGCAAATTTGATAAAGATCTAGTTTTAGACATGTCCTCAAGCATACCTTGTGCACATATACCAAGAGCATTCCTTGCTGAAAAGGCACTAACAACAATTCAATCATATTTAGAGCTTGCTAAAGTTAAAGGTTTAAATACAATTGATGAGGTCTTAGAAGACATGAAGGCAAAAAATGCCTGAAAGCAATTCTAGCAATTTAGAGGATAATTTGCCTATGGTAAATTATATAATGCTTCATAGAGTATATGACGTATTATGCCTAATTGCTAAGCAGCTAGGGGATGTTAAAGAAATAGAAAAAATGGTAGAATATCATAAAGAAGGATTTTTGCTGGGACCTGCCCCTGCATTTATTTCTGAGGAGAAAGATGAATAGAGAAGAAGTAATAGACCTCATGGTTGAGGTTTTTAGTGAAATCAATAAGAGCATGGCTCTAGCAAGCGGTATGGAAGAAACTGAAGTAAATAATTTCATGGAGCAAAGCACTCCATCTATCCATCACGCATTGAGTGCTGTTTACGACGTACTTGCTGAAAAAGAACTTGTAAAATAGTATTGCTTTCTAAAAAATCATGCAATACAATATAGTTGTGTAATATAAATTACACTATGCGGATATAACGCAACAAATACCCTAAAGGATCCGCCTCCTTTAGGGTTTTTTGTTTAAGGGGTAAAATGGACTCGTATTTAAGCAGATGGACAGAAGATTCTAATTTTGTAAAACTTCATAATGATTTT